CAATCAGGAGTTCACTGTTGTTGGTGCGCCAGTGGTTGATGAGGGATTTACAGCTTCATTTGGCGGTAGTTACCTTACTTATACTTGGAATCAAATATACGATAATATGGGACTAGAGACTCCTACAGATATAACCCCAGTTCCGTTAAGTATCACTGATGTAATATGTAGATTGCAATACAGTACAGGAGGTACACGATCTTCCAGTGGTTCTGGATGGAAGGTTCCTGCTACTCCTGCTGCTACAAGCCTAATCTTTGATGTAGGGTACACTAGGTATCCCGGAGCTAGTGGTATAAATGCGGCAGTCATATATCACCAAGGTTCATTGCCATCAACTATGAATGGATTAAAGTCATGGACATTAGATGGCTATCTAAGCCCAAGTAGCGGCACAGTGAGTAGGGATATGAGTTCTATATTATCAAGCCTTGACCTTTCTCAAGAATTTTATGTCGCTATAGTGCCCGCAAAGTGGTATGATGGCACTGGTGGAGATTATGCGGGTGCAGGATCTAGCCCGCCTATCACATGGACATTGCAATCCTTTTCAATATCATAATACACAAACTAGGAAATAACTATGTCACTAATTAAAAACTTCGACGCAACTATCGAGCTAACTCAAGGCCCGTTATTGCAGATATTCCCAGTGCCGACAATACTCGAACGCACTGATGTCGTACAAGACTATAAGGTCATAAGCCTAGTAGCTGAGGAAGCATGGCAGGTTTCACTTACAGTAAAGAATAACGATGTACTTGTTGATCTATCCTCTCCTGCATTATCAGTAAGCAAGATGCGTATATCTGTCTGGGATGAAGAGACAGTAGAGCCAGTGGAATTGACTACTGCTGCTGCCGCAGGATCAGATCTGGCCAATGGCCTTATTGTTTTCAAGTGTCCTAAAGATGCTATAGATCCACTATGGGCAAATGACTTCGATAGGATACCTGCGGGTAGAATCGTTATCGACTTTCAATTAGAAAATAGCGATGGCCCCACTTACTTCTATGACCGTATCAATATCATCGACTCTGCTTATGGTGGAACTGGCAATGTTGCACCTAATAGCAAGAACTACTTAGAAGCTGCTGATGTCAAGTCAAGAGCATTAGCTGCCGCAGGGTATACTCTGCCTACTGGCGACTCAGACCTAGCCCAGAAGAAGTATGTTGACGATCAACTTGCAACTATTGACTTAGCTGCTCATGAAGCTGACTTAGCTAATCCTCATGTCGTAACTGCTGCACAGGTTGGCAATAGTACAGCTCAATGGAATGCGGATAAGATTGAAGGGATAGCCACAGACTTGTCTGGCATTGCCAATGGCGAGATAGTTGGCTATGATGGCGTAAACTTTGTTCCTGTTGCTGCTAGTGGGCTTCCTGCGGGAACTACTGGTGATATACTTATCAACAACGCAGGCACATATGAAGTGCTACTTCCGGGAGCTAGCGGAACTGTCCTTAAGTCAAATGGCGCTCTAGCCCTACCTTCTTATGAGACTGTAAGTGGAACTGGGGACGTTGTAGGCCCTGCTAGTGCCGTTAGTGGTAATATCCCAAGCTATGATGGCGTAACAGGCAAGCTAATGGACGACAGTGGCGTTGTAGCTGCTGAAGTAGTCCAACGTGGAGATGTTATTGCTACTGCTGTTGATGAAGTTCAGCTTGGCGTTAAAGGAGCTTCTGGGCAGACTGCTAATATATTCGAGGTTCAAGATAGTGGATCTGTAGTATTGGCGGGCTTTGATAAGGATGGCACAGTATTCTCTGAGATTGTAGAGACTAACGATCATCAATTATTGGCTGAGGTTGCGGCTCCTGCTACTCCTGCGGCAAACAAGGTTTCCATGTATGCTAAGGCTGATGGCTTGGTGTATTCAAAGGATGATGCTGGTGTAGAGACATTGATGAGTTCTGGTTCAGGCGGCGGTGGTGGATCAGGAATAGCCAACACTTATACATTCGACACAACCACAACCGCAAGCGATCCAGGTGCAGACGGTATGCGTTTTAATAATGCTACTCCTGCCAGTGTCACAGAGATCTATATAAATGATGATGCTAACGGTGTGGACATATCAAGCTTAATTGATTTCCTAAGCCCTAATGATACTCTATACATTCAAGAGACGGCAACAGCGGCAAACTATATACTTGCTAAGATTACAAGCATAACCGACAACACAGGTTGGTACACAATAGTAGTGACCATAGATGACTCAGGAGTTCTTCCAACCAATACAGGAACAGTAGGCGTAAGCTTTGGACGTGGTAGCCTATCACTAGATAATTCTGTCACAGATGCTACGACCGCTAGAACCTTGGGCCTTTCAGATGTTGGTAAGTCAATAAGAATGACAAGTGCATCCGCCAACGTGATAACAATCCCGCTAAACTCAACAACACCATTGCCCGTAAATAGTATGTTTGTACCTATACAAGATGGCGCAGGACAGACCACTATAACAGCGGCAGCTTCGGTGACATTGAACGGTGTTGTAGCTTCCAGTTTTATACTCGGTACTCAATACGCAGGCTCGGTTCTCACTCAAGTCTCTGCAAATACTTGGACTATATCAAGGGGATTTAACGCCAATGAAGTGCACAGCTACACTAAGCAGCAGAACTTCGGCACAGCTACATTAACGGACGGTGCAAACATCTCATGGGATTTAGACAGTGAGCAAGTAGCAAAAGTTACATTAGCAGGAAATAGAACCTTAGACAATCCAACTAATATGGTAGACGGTGGCACATATATTGTAAGAGTAACTCAAGACGCTACAGGAACAAGAACTCTCGCTTATGGTACTGCTTATGACTGGGGTGCTGAAGGTGCACCAGTGCTGACAACCACAGCCTCAAAGACTGACATATTGACTTTTGTATCAGATGGTACAAGCATGTTTGGTGTTGCGGCAAAAGGGTTTGATTAATGTTTACTTTATCAGCGGGATTCCTTGGAGGCCCGAAAAGCGAAATGATTACCACTTGGGACACTGAGAAATTAGGCGGAACGGGAAGTGCAACCAAGGTTTTATTACTCCCAATGACAGCGGGTAATACTATTGATTGGGGTGATGGCACTATAAACAACCTCAATACGCATACCTATGCTTCAGGCGGTGTAAAAACTGTTAAGATTTATGGGCAGGTTACAGGGTTTAGATTTAATAATGGTGGCGATAAATTAAAGCTTACTGACGTTTCAGACGTTGGTGGGTTGGTTGTGGACAATAACGCAATGTTCTACGGTTGTGCCAATCTTACTTGGAGTGCTATAAACACACCAGTAGTAACATCAGTTAATATGGCTAACCAATTTCGTAACTGCGCATTATTTAATGGCGATATTACAAGTTTTGATATGACTACTGTTACAGGGTCTTATGCGAATATGCTAAATGGGTGCACTGTATTTAATCGCTCTATTGGTACATGGGATGTAAGTAACGCATCAGGGTTAATGAACGGACTTCTTTTAAATGCCGCAGCATTTAATCAAGATATAAGCTCTTGGAACATTGCAAGCGTCACAGGTATGACAAACCTATTAAACGGTTCCGCATTCAGCTCAACCAACTATGATTTATTATTACCTGCTTGGGAAGCTCAGAGCGTACAGGATATGGTCACGGCTCACTTTGGTTCAGCCACATATGGTGCAGGAACTCCCGCAACGGCTAGAGCTGCACTTATCGCGTCACCTAATTTATGGACAATAGCAGATGGAGGCCCAACATGAGAACTCGCAAACTATGCAGACAGACAACAAGAACGCCAATATTTTATTATGTTAAAGATGTTGAAGGTAAGGTTGTTGACTATGGAATACTTCGCAAAGGTCTACAAGTTGAGACTGAGCAAGCTGTATTGAAGCAAAGCACACGACGAACAATATTCAATGACATATTCTCTACTTGGGAAATAGTCAACGGTGAAATAATTGGAGTCTTAAAATGATCTCACTACAAAGACGCGGAATGATGGGAGGTGGGGTGTTGGCTAGTGCAGGCGGTGCAAGTCATTTTAGCTCATCAGACATTAACGACTTTGATGCAAATATGACAAGTGCATATTTAATGGAAAGTACTTCTTGTCTTGATGCTCATGGTGCGTTTGATGCAACTAGCACAGCCCAGATAACTACATCAACAGGTAAGGAAAATAATGCCCTAGTACCTTCAAGTACTTCGCCATATTGTGAGTTTTCTTCTGGTGCGTTTGTTGATACTACTGGCAATTATGCGGTATCCTGTTGGGTTCAAACTGATGGCAGCTCAGGAGCGGGCTATTTACTATCTCACTATGATGACGCTACTAATCAATCTCCAATAGCAATACATGTGACACCATCAACAGCTACAGTAAAATTCGACTTAGAGACATCAACTGGAAACGGTGCGCAAATAACGTCATCTAGTTTAACGGGTAGCACTTATCATCATCTAGTATTAACTGTTCAAGGCACTACACATCAGGCTTGGTTGAACGGTTCATCACTTGGGACTAAAACTATTACAGGCACTAGGCGCACAGGCGATTCACCTCGCTTCTTTTGTAGGGATTATGGCACAGGCAATAACTCATTTTCTCAAGGCGTTGACTTAGACGAGGTTTACATGTGGGAGGGGCTAACGTTTGGAAGTGGCAAGCCTACTGAAGCGGCATTTGTTGCAGCTCTATACAATTCTGGAACTGGCGATTTTTACTCATGATACAATTAAACAAACACTATGAAGAGATTGAGCATGAGGTTTTAAAATACCGCTCATTGATGCCGTTTAGTACAATGACCAGGGTGAAAGGTTATGAGATAAAGCATAAGTATTTCACTTTATACCCTAGTGGAACTTTGGTCATTGGCAAGGGTTATGCCTGCGATGGATGCAGCGGCCCAACTATTGACGGTGATAATCTACATGCCGGATTTGCTCACGATGCCCTATATCAACTGCTTAGGATTGGCAAGTTAAGCCAGACAGAAAAGGACTTTAATACTAACCGCAAATTAGCAGACTTGACTTTTTACGATCAGCTAAAAATAGATGGTATGAACTGGTTTAGGCGGTGGTATTATTATAGAGCTGTAAGGATATTTGGAAAAACTCATGCAAAGCCTAAAAATATTGAATTACAAAAATAATGGTTTATTGTAATAACTTAAAATTAACAATAAGGTTTATAAAGTATGCCACCGTTGGCGATGTCATTAGAAGCAAGCGAGATTGTATCAATTCTATTAGTAATTGCGCCCTTGGTTGTGGGTTGGGCTTTGAGAACTAAAGCAAAGGCACTGAAGCTCGATATACTTGAAACAGTGGATAAACGTATTAAAGAAGAGATCCAACCACTTGAGAATAAAATTGAATCATTCGAGAAAAAGCTAAATGAGATTTTCACAGATCACAAAGTTATGCTACAGCGTCAAGAGGATTGCTTTAAAATATTGTCTAAGCTTGACGAGCGGCTAGAGAAAAACGACAACTATTACCGGGATAGGTTGCAACACCTATACGATAATAAGCAGGACAGAAAATGAGAGCCTTAAAATTTATGGTGCTAGAAGATGAGCCAGTTTGCATGGCTTTAATCAAAAATATACTAAGCAAGAAATTTCCCTATGCAGAGATCACCACAGAAGATAATCCTTACTCAATCTATTTATCAACCTTTGAGAAGCCCGATATACTTATAGTTGATTATCAATTCCGCTATCCGATCACCGCATGTAAAGACATCATTGAGAAGCTATTCAGATTTAAGGGTTTGGTTATAATATATTCAGCTCAGGAAGTGGGGCATATTAAAAAAGACTTTACCAAAAACTACGGCATAGTTCCAAAGAACTTTAGAGTAATAAGTAAATTAAAACCAGGAGAATTAATCAGTGAAGTTTGCGAATATATCTCAAAGCGTGATAATGGGTTCTTTAATCCTGCTCACAAGTAGTTGCTCAATGACCTTGGTTTACGCTCCCAAGAACGTATGCAACCACGGCAACGGCAATAAGACAGAAATTACAGGATCAGACTTAAAGGGTAATACCGCCTCTCAAAAAGCAGACGGAAAGCTGTCTATTCCTTTAGTTCCTTAATTACTCCATTGTTAATTCTAACTTACATGTTCTTTCTTTAGCCAATCCACCAAACGCATAGGTCACTTCGGTCAGATATTCCCAATTGTCATCCGGCATAAAACCATCCTTGACTAGACAATCACAGGCAAACTTATCTATGATTGAAAGCATATTGGCAATATCAAACTTACGCTTATTGGCTGCGGTGATGGTGTACCTTAGTTTAAATTCGGGTTGAAAGTCTGTTTTAAATACTTTCTTGTAAAAATGAACTTTACTTAATAACTTCAGGTTATACTCAATCTTTACCCGATCCATCTCAGGCTTAAATTGATAATAGAAAATATTCTTAACCTTGCCAAGTTTGAAGCGATCCATATTCCTGGTGGTGTTGATATTCAAGATCACCTTTTCATCAGCCTTGGTTTTCTTAGGCAGCATTACAAAAGTGGGTACGTTTAGAGTTATCATTCTCTATTCTCCTTTATATAAAAATAAAATCTAAGCATTGGAGATATAAAGCCGACCACCACATAGGCCAATACCATTAAAGCCAGAACCGATTTTTTCTGCTGCTTCACTTCGCGCCAATCCTCATTGAAGTCTAAGACCATCATTACCATATTAGTTAATAATAGTATTATCATTATCTTATACATTGCGTTTCAATTCCTGTTGTGTTATATTTAATCCTCATTACTCCCTGAAGCCGCCAGTTAAAATGTATTATTAAGAGACTAGCTCCCTTAAGGAATGCCTTTGCTCCCAACTCTGGCGGCTTTTTTATTTACATCAGAAAGGCAAATCTGACTCCTCAACACTTCCTTGAATTGGTGCGGCTTGATTCGCAACTCCACCAACTGGCGGCGCTTGGTATTGCGGGGCGGCTTGCGCTTGGTTCTCTTCTGATACCTTAATCATCCAAGCCTGCAAGGTGTTAAAGTACTTTGCCTCACCTTGTGGATTAACCCATTTCCGGCCCTTTAGATTAAACGCTACATCGACCAATTGCCCTACTTGGTTATTGTCTAAGTTAGCGCATTTGTCTTGGATCATTTCAAGCTGAATCAATTCTGGATAATCGCCACCAGTATTGATAACAAATTCACGCTTCTTGAAAGTCTCGCTAATTACCTGAGTCTCTTTTATTACTTCAATCGTTCCTGTTACTTCGTAGCTCATTTATTTACTCCATTGTGAGTTTAATTTTAGCATTCTTAAAACAAGTGGAAATATATGATGCAGGTCATTGGCGCTTATTCCTGTTTCTTCTGCAATAGCCGCCAACGCATCGGCTAAGTCCCGCTCATTCTCGGTCTCAAAAATCCAGTTGCTTGTTACGCTTTCTCTTCCTTTAATATCCATCTTCATTTCTCCTTGTTGCCTATTACTTTTTTAGATTCTTTCCAACACTCACCGCAATAACAACCAAACTCTTTGCCGGTTATGGGATTGATGCCAGGTGACTTTAATAACTGCAATTCTTTCTTACACCGTTTGCATAAGATTGTCATTTAATAATTCCTTTTGCCTTTAAGTTCTTAATATTGCTTTCAATAATATCTATGATTTCCGACACTTCACTATTGGGGTTAATGGCCTTTCTCATATAGGCCTTTAAAGCTTCGTCAATATGAGCATAATATCCGCGAGTTGATCGAGTGAACTCATTCTTCGCCTTGGGTGATTTATTCTTTGTTATCTCAATCAGTGTTACATTATTTCCTATTTCAATTTCCCATGTGGAATCTATTTTTATTACATTCATTTCTTCACCTTCCTTTTTTTATTCCAATCAATTGCATCGTGGTTCTTATCATACTGCGGCTTATCTACTGGGCGCGGTTTAGATCCTTTACCGCTCATAGTCCACCTTGTAATTGCGTGATGTACTGGCGGCAAAGTATTACACGCTGATAAACTTCATCCATTGCTGCACGATCACGGTTTGTATTAAAGCACTTATGTTTCAAGTGCTGCGGGATGTCGGAAAAGGTCATAGTGTTATGAACATCAGTAAAGATTGTATCATAATCTAAGCCCTCACGATAAGCTATAGACTTTGCCTCATTTTTAATCAAGTGTGGAGGCGCATCTATTAACGTGTAATCCAACCAAGCCGTTGATTTATCGTATAGTTCCATATAGCCTTGAAGTTGCCACCAGTAGCCCTTGTCCTTTATTCCAGTATCAAATAATGGGAAGGTGTCGGGACTCCATGAGTTTTTAATATCTCTGATAACGTCATCGCCTTTGATGTCACAAGTTCCGGTTAGATAGTCGTTACTTCTATACTCTGAATTTAACTCATATTCCTCCATAGTTTGAGCGTTGATTAATTCCAAGCTTTGAGACTCGCAAGCATTTCCCTTATCAAGGTATTTAGATTTAATATCTTTCCTTCTCAGGTATAGCTTTTCTTTCAGCCATGTTTTACAATAGGTTTTTACTCCTGCGGGCAATTGAGGGTTATTCTCAAGGTGCACCAACTTGTCATTTTCTACCTGTTGCAAGGCTGTAAGATCCTTTCCCGACTTCATTTTATCCTGGAAAGTCTTTAGCTTCCTTTCTTGCGTTTCAGATAATCCAACATTGCCGGTCATTATTTGACCGATGGCAGAGCAGCGAATTTTGAATATTGGTATCATGATAATTCCTTATGCCTATCTTTAAATGCCTGTAATACTTCAGGATCTTCCGCAAACTCTGTGCTAAGGGCTTTATTGTACTTTGCCTTTAGATAGTCAACATCCTTACAAGCTTTAAACGCTGCCAGTATTGCTGCCTTGGTTATTGTCGGGGCTTTGGCGGGTGGTGGCTCTTCGCCTTGAGTAGCTTCTACAATATGGCTTTCATCTAGATCTTGAACAAATATATCAGAGCAGGCTGTGACATTCATTACGGCATCAACTAAGCTTCTCTTCTTCGCCATCTTTAGCACTGTATTAGATACAGTGTGCATATCTTGCCTTACTTGCTTAATTCGGGTTGGTGGTTGATTGTTCCATCCCTTTTTATAGTGCACTCTTCGCATATTGTCGGGAGTCTCTTCAAACTCTTCATCGCATACAGAGGCACGCCAAGCATATTTAGTTTCAAGGCTTGAGCACTCGCCTATTCCCGTTCCCATAAAGATCCCGGTTGATTGGTGAGTTAATCTAGTTATTACCCTATAATAGCGATTTAGCTCTGTTGAAAGATCCTCAACGATAAACTCAGGGGCAAGCATAAATGTTGTTAATATCTTCTCAGCTCCGGCTTTCAATAAAACTGGCTTATCTCCACAGCCTTTAATCGTATCGTAATGCGTTCCGGCTTTCATAACAGAATCCATAACAGCGTGAATTGTTGCTACATGGCTCTTAATATCGGCTACAGTTTTTACCGTTTGTACTATCTTACTAACTTGTTCATTGCTCATTTATACATCCCCTTATATTCTTTCTTTAATAGATCACTAATGATGCGCTGTATAGGCTGACCTAGTACACTCTTTAATTCCTTTAGTACTGCATGATCTTCTTTCAGTACCTTTATAGTAGTTTGATTGTTCATAATATCCTTAATATGGCTTGATTGCCTGTTAATAGAATAACACTTATATACACTAGGTTCAAGGCATGATATTAATTTAATTTAATTATTTATACATTTTTATACATTAAATTAAAGATAGCCCTTGAAATGGTGTATAACTTGCCATATACTAACTTTATCGAAACAACAAACCAAGGACATAAAATGATACAGCAACTAATAAACCAATTCACCCAAGCCCTCGCAGCATATGACCGGGCAGAGCTGAAGCACCTTTACAAGTCACTGACAGAAGATCAGGCAATTGAACTAAGCAAGATAATGGAGGGGAAGTAATGAGCAACCAAATCATCAAACTAATCCAAGGCCGTATAAATCAATACAACATGGATAATAAACGGGCAGCCAATGACACCACAAAGCTATTCAACCAAGGCGCAATTCAAGGACTCAAACAAGCAATTGAAATAATAGAGGGAAGATCATGATCGAATCACCAACAATAATACCCGCTGCCGACATGCCGGACTACATCACCCAATTAGGCGGCCAACCTGATTGGGTCAAGACTCTTGAGGGATACGGAGCAGTAGAGATCCTTTGGGGCTATAACCGCGACACCAAGTACTACGGCATTGACGAGAGTTTGTGTGAAATGTTAATTAGAGACTGGAAGGAAGAGGAAGAGAGATGAGATACCGCAAACCAAGAACCGATTGGATAATTGAAGCCGCAATTGTAATAATCTGCTTCACTATGCTAATGGCAATAGTGATGAATGCGGGGAGGGGTTCGTTATGAGCAAGGGCAACGGCATAGAGCTACTCAAAAAGAATCACCTAGATTTAGGCAGGAAGTACCAGAAATCAATGGAACGCGAGAAGGAACTACTAACCCAGAATGATATACTTGAAGCTGAAAAGGCCGATATAGTCAAGGTATACAATGAACTTCATGCGGCTTGCCATCATTCAGCGGGTGAGTTTAAATACTTAAACAAAAGTGTCGCTGATTTGATAAACCTCAATGATGAGAAGGCAAAGAATATCCGGCATTTAAAGAACTTGAACAATGTGTATGCAATTACTTTGTCGATTGCAGCGGTAACAATGATGTGCTTATTAGGAGGCAAGTAGGATGAGAGAGATTAAGTTTAGAGTATTTTCAAAAGATGAAGGCGATTATTATTATACAGAAAAAGGGCATGAAGTAGAGATTAAATTCTCTGAGGATTCTTTTACTGTATGGGTTGAGGTTCAAGAGTGGGAATCTGGATCTGGTGAATGGGTTGACTCTTATGCTTGGCGAGAGCTTAAAGGCGAAAAGGTCTTAGAACAATTCACCGGACTTAAAGACAAGAACGGGGTGGAGATTTATGAGGGGGATGTAATACAAACTAAATTCCTGATATGTGCCATTAAATTTCGGAACGGGTGCTTTTATCCTTTTAACAGTGGATTAACCCCGTTCTCAATGTTAGCTGAAGTCATCGGCAACATTCACGAAAATAAGGAGCTGCTAAAATGAGCCAAGCAACAGTATACTACCCAGAATCAAACGACGGGCCTGTTGAGGTCGTGTGGGGCCTACCAACTCGCGGCCAGATGTTGCCCAAGGTTGAGCAATGGCAAAAAGATATTGAGCGGGAAGTGCAGAGCCGTTATAAGATTGACTCAGGAAAGAACCAAACCGGAACGAATGCGAATATGGGAAGGAAGAAAAGCAAATGATAAATATAAGCAGCTATAAAGAATATATAGAACTCGATGGAATGTATACCCAAATCTTTAATACAGCAGGCGAACCTTTACCAATGCCGAAAATGACAATAGTGTTACGGCAGGTAGAAATAGATTGTGATAAATCTTTAATACCTCATGTGATTATAGGTAAGCAATTAAGTGATGAGTTTGGAGAGTTTAAGAATATGATAATTAACGATGTTGGCAATGGTAAGATTATTCTTAGGCAGCTAGAGAATGACGGGTTATTGACTACATTAAAAAGCGTCGAGAACACAGGGTTTAAGGGGTTCTTAGGCAAGTTTATTAAGTCATATAAGTACAGAGTTGAGACTAATAGTGTTAGGCTCCATGATACCTGCACTTATGAGGAGTTTTGCAGAGAGATCCCGCTTGTAGACTCTTCGCTCCTTTCACTATTAACAATAAAGGTAACGGCAAATGAACCTATCAAGCCAAGTAACAAGCCTCATTGATGACCCCTACTTAAACCTATTCAGCTTGCTAGTTTTCGAGCGGTTGACGGTTGGCAATTTAAAATCAGGCGCGATTGATTGGAGTAGACAAGATTGGGATTGCTTCAACCTGGCGATATATGAACAAGAGTATTTACACAAACAAAGAAAAGGAGAGTAAAAATGGAAGGCTTAGTATTTATTATGTTTATGGCGGGGCTGTATTTGCTCCCGACACTGGTAGCGGTAAGCAATAAGAAGCGCAACACAGCAGCGGTATTTGTTCTCAACCTGTTTTTAGGGTGGACATTTTTGGGGTGGATAATTGCGTTAGTTTGGGCAACTTGTAAAGATGCGGATAATAGAAGATGAGTGTTAAATTATATGACTTGACCTTAATAGATAAAGTGGCGTTGGGAATGTGTTATGATATTTGCCGGGGTGGAATAGTTGCAGCAAAAAGTGAGGCTAACGCAAGAAAAATAATATCTAAAGCTGCATGGTATGAAGGTGCAGAATGTTGGCTAGACTCTAATAAGAGTACTTGTAACTTATTATCATCAGAAACAGAGAGACTAATAATTACTGATTGCAATCCTGGCTAGTTGACGAAACCTCGTAACGGGGTTATAATTGGGGTATATTCATAGGCCCGCCATTGGCTTGATCACCGGTGGTTTAGGTTCCTCTCTGCACCTTGGGCCGACATTCCTAAGCAGAGATAAGCAGAGAGAGCGCAAGACAACCAAATCAAATTTTGCCCTTCTCTTTTTTATGGAGAAATTCCACATGTATGATGAACTAGATTGGTCACACCAAGAAGCGTTTCACTTAGGCCATTTAACCAACATCCTCGGCTTAGATTACATAATCAAAGAAGACTGTATAATCATAAACGGATACCCAATTACTAATGATATGCAATTATCTGCTTTTGTATCTGCTTTAAAGTTAGTTGTTGATAAAGATGTATTTTCGGGAGATGACGATGGCACGCCCTAAAAGACATAACGCAGACTACTTCTCACATGATGCTGGAATGCGTAACGACCCCAAAGTAAAAGCCCTTAGAAACAAGTTTGGTAATGATGGTTATGCTGTCTGGGGTATGATGCTTGAGGTATTAACAGCCTCTGATTACTTCACTAGATCCATTGATGAGATAGAAATAGAGATTCTTAGTGCTGATTTTGGTATTGAGCCAGAGCTATTTAGTGAGATTCTTTCTTACATGGTGCGGTTGAGGCTCTTACAAACTGGGGATAACTGCGAGTATCTGTCACAGAAACTATCAGATAGGATGCAATCTGTAGTAGATAAACGCAGAAACTCCAAGCCAAAGGGGGTTTCTGTCACAGAAAGTACACAAAGTAAAGTAAAGGAAAGTAAAGTAAATAAAACTAAAGAAGAGAAAAGTATAAAAAGATTCAAGGAGCCGACATTAAAAGAGGTTGCTGATTATTGCCTTGAAAGAAAGAATGAGGTTAATCCTGATAATTGGATGAATCACTATGCTGCTAAGGGTTGGATGATTGGCCCCAATAAAATGAAGGATTGGAAAGCAGCAGTTAGGACTTGGGAGAAGAACGATACCAAGAAAGATGTTAAGAACTGGAACCCATTCTCATGAGCCAGATATTAGAAACCACAATGTTTATTCATAAAGGAGATAGATGATGAGAATTACAAAAAATACAAGAGGCATTAGAGGAAGTATTGATTATGTGGATACTCAGGAAATCAAGAAGCTTAATAAATTCAAATCTAACTGGGAATCTCTTAAAGATTTGCTTTACTTAACCATAGATAATTATGGCGATGATGAGGATATAGATACAAGTGTCGCAGAACAAATACTTGAAGAGATGAATAAACTTGAGTCCACAAAATGAACACCTACAAGCAAGACAACAAAAGGAGTTAATATGAAATAAGCCAACCAAGACAGGCAAGCCCGTCCTATGCTACCTGGAGCTAACTTAACATACAGCTAATCCAACAGGTGACATAAATCACCCATAGTAAAAAATTATAAAAGGGCGGTGACTTTATTTTTAACAATAATTTAAGGAGTAATGAGAAGATGAGCGCAACTGAAATACAAAAAGAGATTGAAAGAAAAGTTAAAAAGAACTTCATAAGGAATAATTATAGCCCTTTATGGATGACTCAGAGTATTGATGGATATTTTAAAAAAGGTGCAAGCAATGAAGTATAATGAATTTTTAGAAAGTAAGAAACACAGTATAGGCCAATTTGGTTTTGAGCCTTCATGGATGCCTGATATAGCATTTGACTTTCAAAAACATGTAATACAGAAATCATTACAAAAAGGTAGGGTAGCAAATTTTCTTGATACTGGACTAGGTAAGACTCTTATTCAATTATCAGAAGCCTATAACGTGGTACTTCACACAAACAAGAAAGTACTAATATTGACTCCATTAGCTGTAGCATTTCAATTCTTAATCGAAGCTGAAAAGATTGGTATAGATGATATTGAATATTCAAAAGATGGAAATCACACAAAGAAAATAGTTATATGTAATTATGAGCGATTACATTATTTCGATTCAAATGACTTTGTTTGTTTGTTCCTGGATGAAAGCTCAATACTAAAAAACTTTGACGGTAAGATAAAGAACCAGATAAACACGTTTATTAAAAAGCTTCCTTATAGGTTCCTTTCAACAGCTACACCGTCCCCCAATGATTTTATAGAACTTGGTACTAGCTCCGAAGCTTTGGGTTATATGGGTTATATGGATATGTTGGGGAAGTTTTTTAAGAATAACGCAAATAGCATAGATCCAAAGCACGCAGGAGAAAAGTTCTATTTAAAGCCGCATGCTGAAAGGGATTTCTTTTCATGGGTCAATCAATGGTCAATTATGGTTAAAATGCCTTCCGATATTGGGTTTAGTGATGAACGGTATAAACTTCCGGCATTGAATATAAATACTAATATAGTAAGAAATGATTCAATGATTGAGGAAGAAGGACAGTTATTATTATTTGCTAATAAGGCTAAGAACTTTCATGAGATCCGAGCAGAGCAAAGAAATACATTAACAGGTAGATGTAATAAAGCTGTTGAGTTAGCGTCCGGGAAGACCTCAGTATATTGGGTTAATTTAAATGATGAAGGTGATTTGATTAACAGGTTAGACCCTGACGCAGTTCAGATAAAAGGCGCTATGTCTAGCGACCGAAAAGAAGAAATATTAATAGACTTCGCAAAGGGAAATATTAAAAGATTAATAACAAAAGCTAAAATGACTGGGATGGGTTTAAACTGGCAACATTGCAATCATTCTGTTTTCTTTCCTACATTCAGTTACGAACAATATTACCAAGCTATAAGACGATTCTGGAGGTTTGGCCAAAAGAAGGAGGTAACTATTGATTTAGTAACTTCAGATGGTCAGGAGAAGATAATTGAATCACTTAAACAAAAAACACAAAAGGCAAAGGACTTATATGAAAATTTAGTTAAAAATGTAAATGGAAGCTTTAGCCATGAATACAAAGAGTTTAATAAAACAGTAACACTACCAAAGTTTATTTAAGGAGAAATGAGATGACAAAAGAACAAATAATTACAGAGAATTACGCTATATATAATTCAGATTGCATGGAAGTAATAAAAGATATGCCAGATAGTAGTATTGACCTATCCGTCTATTCTCCACCTTTCGCAGGATTGTATAATTACAGTTCAAGCGATAGGGATTTTAGTAACTGTGAGTCTAAAGAGCAATTTTTAGACCATTATGATTTTTTAATATCTGAGATGTCAAGAGTAACAAAGCCTGGTAGAATTAACGCAGTACATGTTACAGATGTATTTGATAATACTTGCAGGCTTTGGGACTTCCCTCACGAGGTGATAAAGCTGCATGAAAAGCATGGGTTTGAGTATCGCAACAGAATCACAATTTGGAAAGAGCCTTTAAAAGTACGTATGCGCACTATGGTTCAATCTCTAATGCACAAGTTCATAGTAGAGGATTCCACAAAGTGCTTTACAGCTATGCCCGATTATGTTTTAATATTTACTAAGAAAGGAGAAAATGAGGTACCGGTAACACATGATAGCGGATTTGGTAGATATGCAGGAGAAACCCCAATATTACCCAATATACTAAGAGCATGGAATAACGCCAATGATACATCGTTCAATAGCGGTGAGTTATGGAATTATTTAAATAATGAGTTTAAAGATCACAAAGACCCAAAGAGCAATAAATTAAGTCATTATATTTGGCAACGATATGCGTCTAGCGTATGGGATGATATAAGGATTGATGAGGTATTGCAATACAAAGAAAGCAAAACAGAAGAGGATGAGAAGCATGTACACCCACTTCAATTAGATGTTATTGACCGTATAGTTGATTTGTACACTAATCCGGGAGAAACTGTATTTACTCCTTTTATGGGGGTGGGTTCAGAAGTGTTTAGCCCTGTATCATTGGGTAGAAAGGCAATAGGGGTAGAATTAAAAGACAGTTATTATCGTCAGGCTATAATGAATCTAAAAGATGTTGATAGTCGATTTGTTGAAGATCTTCACCCAGAACTATTCTAAATATGCAATCTAAAAAAGATAGCTTTATTGAGTCTATCACCAATGTCATCATAGGTTATATGGTGGCGTTGGTTAGTCAGATTATCATATTCCCACTTGTAGGAGTTCAGGCAAGTATAACACAGAATATTACGATAGGAATATACTTTACAATTATATCTCTTTTGAGATCGTATTTAGTTAGAAGGTATTTTAATAAATGAACAACGACTACGCACTTTTAGGGCTACTAATAAAGAAGCCGGATCTAATTAACGATTGTCAGCTTATCAATAAGTTTGAAGATCCTTTTGCAGATCAGAAGCTAAATATAATATTTACCAATATCAAAGAGCTTTATTACTCAACCGGCAAAGTAAACCGTCGCGAATTAATGAAGCTTGGAACAAAGGACAATATCAGCGTTGATCTTTACCCGAAGATAATAAGCCAAACAGGTTTTGAGGAACACCTGCAAAGCTATGTAAATGTCAGATATGAGGCACTTGTAAAATCTAGGTTGCAAGTACTCAGCCATGAGTTAGGCAATTGCACACTTGATGAACTGAACACAGCAGAGGATTATTTGAACATCGTTAGAAAGCGATTAGATGAGATTGAGAAGAATAGCCAAGTCACAACAGGGGTGACACTTCCTCAAGCGGTCAAGGAGGTAATGAACAAGGCCGTTAGACTAAGTGAAGGCGATCAGCAAGATTATCTCAAAACTGGTGTATCGTCGCTAGATAGCCTTATATGCGGCTTAACAACTAAAACAATGTCCATTATAGGTGCAAGGCCTAGTGTCGGTAAGAGTGCACTAGGATTAACTTTTATGAGCAATCTTACAAGGTTTAATATCCCATGTGGCTTTTTATCGGTTGAAATGTCAGAATCAGAGTGCGCGGAAAGAATTATACAGATGCGTTCCGGTATCTCAATATATGACTTTGCCAAAAACACCAATAGCACATCGACAGGCAAGTTTACACAGCAGGCAGAGAAGCTGAAACAATGTAGATTGAGCCAGATAACCAGAACAACAGATAGGCGGCTTGGTAATATCCGCAGCATTATCCGCAATATGAAGAATAAGAACCCAGATTTAAAGGTTGTGTTTATTGACTATCTCCAGAAGATCCAAGGCAGTTCAAAGTTAGATAGGCGCTCCCAGGTTGATGAGGTTAGCGCAACATTGACAGATATTGCAACGGATTTGGATATTCATATCTGCGCACTTGCACAGCTTAATAGGGATGGTGACGAGTTCCCAAGGATGAAGAATTTAAAAGAGTCAGGCGGCATAGAGCAAGATGCTCATTATGTATTGTTAATTCATCGCGACCTAGCAGAACAGGCAGAGGGCAACTATGACCAGGATTGTATTTTATTCGTTGCTAAGAATAGAGGCGGCAGGACTGGCAAGGTTGATATTAAATACAATGCTCAGACAACAGAATTTTACGACAACTCAACAGAATGGAGCAACAATGATGAATTATAAAAAGCACTATGATAAAGTAATAGAAATAATGCAGGATCACAAGATCACCAAAATGACAAAGGTTAGGATTTTAAACTCTGCGATTATTCCTAGTTTTGCGGGTGCATGCATTTGCTCAATATGCGAGGATGATATAGAAGATGATACTCAAACGATATTTGACGTTCCTTATCATTCAGAATACGCTCATACAAAATGCTTTGAAAAGGCCGTACAATGAACTTTGACGTAGAGCTTGAGAACCTGCTGAATATCACGGACCACGATGAATTGATCGAGGAATATGCTTTCTTCTGTGCTGATGTAGATTGTTATTTTAATGAGCTAGATCAGAAGGCAGAGAAAAAGCCTGATTGGTGGTGGATTGGCTTAGGGTTTAAAGAAGCGGCTAGCCCCAGGCATTATGAAGAGGCCAGATTTATATATAAGCAATTCTTAAAGTTCAAGGATGTCGAGGGTGAGAGCTTTAGCAACATGATTGCCCGATTCACCCAAACCAGATTCAACGGGGCAGCGCAGAAACT